CTGATCTTGTCGCTTTGTATCACAAATGTCACTGCATGATTTATCCGACAATGGGTGAGGGCTTTGGGATGATTCCATTTGAAGCAATTGCAACTGGCTTACCAACAATTGTTACAAATCTTACTGGCTGTGCAGATTTTGCAAAATATGGTATTCCACTTGAAGCATCTTTTATTAAAGCTGATTGGCAAGATCATTTGTATGATTGTGATACTGGTGAATGGGCGAGCCCTGATTACCAACAGCTTTTAGATTTAATGGAAAATGTTGTTAATGAATATGATGATTTTAAAAAGTATGCTTTAAAATCTGCAAAAATTTTGCATAGTGAGTGGTCTTGGGCTTCAGTCGCTGATAAGATTTTGACACGATTAGAATTTTACGAAAATTCTTTATCGTAGTCCTTAGTATTAATTTTTGACTTGGGTTGCCCCGTAGTCTAAACTGGATACTCTTATCTATTGGAGGTATTGATGTCTTTATTGTCACCTGAATTTATTGCTAGTTATGGAACCAAAACTCCCCCTTGGGGCTTTGGAGGTCTTGGAGAAGTTGTATTCCTTAGGACATATAGCCGTAAAATTGAAGGTACAAATCAAACTGAATCTTGGGTGCAAACCATTCAGCGAATCATAGAAGGCGCAGTGGATATTGGCGTTCCTTTTTCAAAGGAAGAGGCTGAATTACTTTTTGATCATATGTTCAACCTTAGGTGCGCAGTATCTGGCAGAGCCCTTTGGCAACTCGGCACACCTCTTGTAAAACAGTTTTCAGGTACTTCATTGAATAATTGTTTTTATACAAATATTGAAAAAATTGAAGATTTTGAAATGTTGTTTGATTATCTCATGCTTGGTGGTGGAGTCGGGTTTTCTGTAGAGAGATCAAAAATCCATGAATTACCTAAAGTTAAAGCTGTTACGTCAATTACGGCAGAGCGCACAAACGATGCAGACTTTATTGTTCCAGACTCAAGGCAGGGTTGGCGAGAACTGCTTCATAAAGTGCTTGAATCATATTTCAAGAATGGCAAATCTTTTACATACTCAACTATTCTAATTCGTGAATTCGGTACACCACTCAAGACTTTTGGTGGAACAGCCTCTGGCTCTGGAGCGCTTGTTGATGGCATTGCTGATATTTGCAAAGTGCTAGATAACCGTGTTGGCAAAAAACTTCGGTCTATTGATGTTCTTGATATTTGTAACATCATTGGTAGAATTGTAGTTTCTGGCTCATCACGCCGTTCTGCGCAAATTGCTATTGGTGATCCTGATGATATGTTGTTTTTGAAAGCAAAGAATTGGGGTTCTGGAAATATTCCTGCTTGGCGAGCCAACAGTAATAATAGTATTTATGCAGACGCTTATGATGAAATCCTTCCTGAACTCTGGAAGGGTTATGATGGTACAGGAGAACCATATGGTCTTGTCAACCGCAAACTTGCAAGAACTTATGGAAGACTTGGTGAGAAATCCCTAGATCCCTCTATTGAAGGATTCAATCCTTGCGCAGAGATTGCGCTTGCAGATGGTGAGTCGTGTAACCTTGCAACAATCTTTTTACCTAATGTTGAAAGTCTAGCCCAGTTGTTAGAAATTTCAAGACTGTTGTATTTGGTTCAAAAGCAAATTACGCAACTATCTTACCCATACGAAAAAACTACTAACATCGTTAGAAAGAACACTAGACTTGGGCAATCTATTACTGGTATTTTGCAATGTGATGAAAAGCAAATTGGCTGGTTGTCTGAAGCTTATGATTACCTAAAATCCTACGATCAGTCCTATAGCAAAGAAAGAGGCTGGAATCAATCAGTTAGATTGACCACTGTTCAACCTTCAGGAACTTTGTCATTGCTTCCAGGCGTAACTCCTGGTATTCACCCAGCTTTTGCCCCTTACTATATTCGCAGGGTGCGGTTCAGCTCTGTTGACCCATTAGTTGATGCCTGCCGAAAGAGAGGCTATAAAGTAACTTGGGATATGGGTTTGGATGGTCGTGAAGACCATACTCGCTATGTTGTTGAGTTCCCTTGCCAATCTCCAGAAAATTCAATTCTTGCTTCAAATATGACAGCTATTGAACAACTTGAATGGGTAAGGAAAATGCAAACTGTTTGGGCTGATAATGCTGTATCGGTAACTGTGTATTATAAAAAAGAAGAGCTTAGTTCTATAAAAGAATGGCTGTCTAAGAATTATGATTCATCGGTTAAGTCAGTATCTTTCCTGTTGCATGTTGATCATAACTTTGCACTTCCGCCATATGAAGAAATCAGTAAAGAGGAATATGAGAAAGCTCTCAACAAATTGGATTTTTCAACACCTATTCATCAAAACTCTACCGATCTGACCATTGAAATGGATGATTGTGCTACAGGAGCATGTCCAGTTAAGTAGTTTCTGTATTGATTGCGTACAAAATCATCTCTATTTGAATAAAATTGGTGTATACTGATACATATGTCAGACATGATTAAAGATAAAAATATTTGGGTTCCTGAACGGGCGTTTGGTGTCTGTGTATATTTTACAGATAAGCACGAAGCTTTATCTGATGGTGATGGTGTCTTGTGTGCAGAAGGTCATGTTTATGATCTAAAAGTAGAAAGCAGAGTCCTGCAGGCTGGTAAGTATTGGACTGGTGAAGATACTGGTTATGTTAAATGGGTTCCAGGTGGAAGAAAAGTTTCTGCTTCGGAACGAGAAGATCAAACAGCACGGCTTGCTGATGGCTTGATTGCTGATCCATTTGAAGACATGTATGACAATCATTTCGGGAGCGGTATCTAACATGGAAAATAAAATGGAAGTAATGGAAGATGATTATAACGATAATGAAATAGATGATATTTCATATATGGGGTTTTCTACAAAGGCAGAAGAGACAGACCCTTTTTCTTTTGTAAAAATATCTTCGCTGTCTCCTAAAATGAAAAGAAAAGCTGCAAAGCTTGAAAAGAAGCATGAAGGTGCAGACGGTACTGAATCTAAGTATATTGACCCAGAAAGAGTTAGTGGGTATTCACTTTATGATATCGTCAGCCCCCCGTATGACCTAGATACTCTTGCTGGACTCTATGACCAAAGCGCAATTCATTATGCTGCTATCAATGCAAGAGTTATGAACACTGTTGGTTTGGGTTATGAATTTACAGAAACGCTTAAGGCAAGAAGAAGAATTGAGAAAGCACAAGGGAACGAAGAAAAGATTGCACGGCTTAGACAGTCGCAACAAGATTTGAAAGAAAGTATTGATGAAATTTTTGAAAATTTAAATGTTGAAGAAACATTGATTGAAACACTAGTTCGTGTTTGGCAAGATGTCCTTACTGTAGGAAATGGTTATTTGGAAGTTGGTAGAAATAATTCTGGTCAAATTGGGTATATTGGTCATGTACCAGCAACGCTTGTTCGGGTAAGAAGAAAGCGTGATGGATATGTCCAAATTGCGAAAAGTAATAAAATCCAAGCCGTATTCTTTAGACAGTTTCAAGATAAAGAAACACTTGACCCAATCAATAATGACCCAAAGCCAAACGAGTTAATTCATTTTAAAATTTATTCACCGAACAACTCTTATTATGGAGTGCCAGCCGCAGTTTCGGCAGCTACGGCTATTATCGGGGATAAGTTCGCAAAAGAATATAATATTGATTATTTTGAAAACAAAGCTATTCCACGATATGCAATCATTTTAAAGGGTGCAAAACTTAGTAACAAGTCTAAGCAAGAGCTTGTAAATTATTTTAGAACAGAAGTTAAAGGTCGCAATCATGGGACTCTAGTTATTCCTATCCCAGCAAGTATTGGTTCTGATGCCGATATTAAGTTTGAAAAGCTTGAAGCTGGTGTGCAGGACTCTTCGTTTGATAAATATCGTAAATCTAACAGAGATGAAATTTTGGTTGCGAACAGAGTACCTGCTCCAAAAGTTGGTGTATATGATAATGCAAACCTTGCAGTATCTAGGGATGCTGATAAAAGCTTCAAGATGCAAGTTATTGGACCAGACCAAGCGGTCATTGAAAAGAAGTTGAACAGACTTATGCTTGAGTTTACTGACTTGGTTCAATTGAGATTAAAGAAAATTGACCTCATTGATGAGGACATCCAATCAAGAATTAATGATAGGTATTTGCGAACAGAGGTTATTACGCCGAATGAAGTGAGAAATCAAATTGGTCTTCCTGAAAGATTTGATGGTGACTTCGTTTTGCCTTTCCCAACAAATATCAAAAAAGAACAAAATGATGCGGCTGCAAATGATGTTGGTGCCCCAATAGGGAATTCTAATAATGCTGCTTCAGACCCGCCAAAGTCACCTACTGGTGATGGGGCAACAAGTGATCCACGAGCAGACGGTGCACAAGCCGAGCGTGGTCAAAATCAGGATTCTGGAGTGAACAACGATTCAACCAGTAAGTTTAATCAAGGAGATTGGAATGAGTGAAAATACTTTGGTGTATTCAAATAAAAATTTAGTAACAGCTGACGGAGCTGTAAATATTGGTCAACACACAAGTGAGATCTATGTCTACAACAAGGGCGCTAGTGATGTTGATATTAAACTCAATGGGCTATATACAGTCTTGCTTCCAGCGGAGTCTACAGAGTATGTAGAAATTGGTGGTGACTACACAAGTATTGAAGTAGTCACTGCGGGCTCTGCAGTAGCAGTATTTGCACTGGGCTGATTTGCAATATTGTTAAAAACAATATATGCTATATAGTTACGAGGTGTGTTAATGACAGATTTTAATTTTGCCTTCCCTATTGATATGATTAAAAGGGAGCAGCGTATTGTTGTAGGTATTGCTACAGCAGATAATGTTGATAAATCTGGTGACATTGTTGACTTTGAAGCCTCTAGAGAAGCTTTTGCAAATTGGGGTGGAAACATCAGAGAAATGCATTCCCCTATTGCAGTTGGCAAAGCAGTAAGTTATGAGCCAATTATTATTCAAGGTGAAGACGGTGCTGTTTATAATGGTTTTAAAGTAGAAGCTTATATTTCTAAAGGCGCTGAAGACACTTGGCAAAAGGTGTTGGATGGCACACTTCGTTCTTTCTCTATTGGAGGCAAAGTTGTCTCTAGAGAAGAATCTTCTGAAAAATTTTTTAAAGGAAAGCCAGTAAGTATTATTAAAGAGTATGTCCTTGGAGAATTGAGCCTAGTTGACAACCCAGCAAATGCGCTGGCTATTATTGACATTGTTAAAATGAATGAAGAAGGCTTATTCAAGTACGCTCTTGATTGCGATCTTGATTGCCAATTGGCAAAAGCAAAGCAACCGCTTAAAGATCCAAAAGGTGGATTAACTGCTGCAGGAAGAAGGCACTTCAAGGAAACTGAAGGCGCAAATCTTAAACCAGGAGTTCGTGGTGCTGCAGATACTCCTGAGAAAATGCGCCGTAAGGGTTCTTTCTTAACAAGATTTTTTACAAATCCATCTGGACCAATGAAAAAGCCTAATGGTGAACCAAGCAGACTTGCTCTTTCAGCAGCAGCATGGGGTGAGCCAGTTCCACAAAATATGGCAGATGCAGCAGAACTGGCTGCTAAAGGCAGAAGGCTTCTTGAGAGATACGCAAAAACAAAAGAAAAGGGAGATTTTGAAAATGATTTTGATGAGTCAATTTCTTTTGAAGATGCTCTTTTGGAACAGATTATTGATCTTGCAAAAGAAGATGAGTGTGATTGTGGGTGTGGGGAGTGTGGAGATATTGCAAAAGATGGTCTTGGTGCAGGCGGTGGGGCACCAGCAGTGTCTGTTAGTACAGACAATGCAGAATCAAAATATCCCTCACAGGGGAAATTTAAGACTCCAACTATGGCAAATTCGCCATCTGGTTATCCAAAGTTTAAGCCAAAAAAGAAGATGAAGAAAGAAGAAAATACTTGTCTTGACGGTTATCATCAAGAGGGCGAAAAGGAAGATGGGAATGGAAATATGGTTCCAAACTGTGTTCCTGATATTACTGTTAAATCAGAAAACCAAGATGGCGAGCCATCGGCAGCTCATATTCTGAGTATGCTAAACGAGATATTTGCAAATACTACAAAAAGCTTTGATTATGATAAGACTAATGTAGAAAACTTTGCTATACTTAAAAAGGAAAATGAAAATATGGAATTAATTATGCAGCAAGATACAGAATTGCAATTAAATGATACTTATGATAAGATCTCTGACATGAATGAACAAGACATCAACAGACTTTCGCTTGTAAAAAAGTTTGTTAATTGGCTTGTGCCAGATGTTGAAGAAAAGGCTTCAAACACAATTGAAGTAATTGGAAACACACAGGAGGAAGAAATGGATATTAATGTCCTTAAAGATGCTCTCAGTGCTGTTGTTGACGAGAAACTAGCTGGCTTTGCTACTTCAATCAAAGAAGAAGTTGAAGCTTCAGTTCAGGAAAAACTTGAAACAGTCGCAAAGGGATTTGAAGCACAGAATGCTGAGCTTCAGCAGAAATTAGAAGTAGCAGAAGTTGCTTTGGCAGAACAAACCGAAAAGGTTGATGCTTTCGCAGCAGCTGGTGCAGTTAAGAAGAGCGTTGATCCAGAAGATGATGAGGAAGAAGGCGAAGCACTTGCTAAGTCGGCTAATGTATCATTCTGGAAGAATACATATTTGCCACAGGAGTTAATCAACTCCCTGGGTTATAGGTCATAAGGGAGGATTATCATATGGCAACACAACAAGAAATTTTAGAAAAAGCAAATGAAGTCACTACAGCAGTGGTTTCAAACAGCAGTCCAGTCAGCGGCGGCGGCGGTCTTCTCTACCCAGAGCAGGCAAATCGTTTCCTAGACTTCATTGTTGATCAATCAGTTCTCATGCAGAACGCAAGAGTTGTGCGCATGCGCACACCTCAAATGGACATTGATAAGGTGTCCGTTGGTACTCGTTTGCTTGCAAAAGCAACTGAGGCAACAGATGATGGCGCAAACGCAGCTGTCACATTCAGCAAGGTTTCGCTTACAACAGTTAAGCTCCGTTTGGATTGGAATATCTCAACAGAGTCGTTGGAAGATAACATTGAGGGTGCATCGTTGGAAGATCATATCGCACAGATTATGGCTCGCCAGACTGCAAACGATATGGATGATTTGTTTATCAATGG